CAAGTTTGGCGTCCCTAAGCGCACGCAGGCTAACTACCTTGCAATTCAGCGCTACGCAGCAGAGTTGGTCAAGCACAAAGGAGTCCGTCCAACGGACGCAGTGCGAGTTGTCCCGTACATTGTACAGGCAGCGTTCCTCCCAAGTGAGGATGAGATCAACGCAGCGAGATGGTTAAACACCAAGCTCGCAAAAGAGCGTCTCGCGGGTTGGCATCACATGCCGACCGCGTAGGGGTGCTTGGGAAAGGTGACCGGCGTGAGACACAAGAGTGTTCTCACGGATCCGAGAATGGTGGTCACCAAGAACCAGGCGCCCTGCAAGGTGCGAACCGCGTACATCGTGGACTGCGTGTCCTACGATATGCGTGTGTTGCGCATCAACGACGCTGACATTGACACACTGGCTGCTGCATTACTCGAAAGAATGTATAGATGCAAGATTGGAGGAACCTTCGTGGAACCTCCCCAGCCCGAGCAGAAGGTAGTAGATGAGACACTACGAGTGTTCAGAAACAAGCTACTCAAGAAGACACGCTTTTCCCCCCTGATTTCCCCTGAGCAATTTACTCAGATGTATCAAGGGCGCAAGAGAACTATTTACGAGAACGCTTTGCCTGAATATTATGCTACGGGCGTACAGAAGAAGCATGCAGTCAGTTGTGCATTTGTGAAATGTGAAAAAGTGAATCCTGAAAAAGCACCCAGGTGCATTCAGCCCCGCCATCCAGTATACAATATTGGGTTGGGCAGGTACTTGAAGCCGAACGAGCATCACCTCTATGAGGCGATAGCGCGCGTATTTGATGACGATCTACCAGTAGTGATGAAGGGTATGAACGTGCGTCAGACGGCGGAAGTGATTGTGGAGAAATGGAGTTCGATAGGTGAGTGCGCCGCAATCGGACTCGATGCAACAAAATTCGATATGCATGTAAGCACATCCATGTTAAAATGGGAACATAGCATATACAAAATTCTCCACAGCCAAGACCCGGAGCTGAAGCGCTTGCTAGCAATGCAGGTCAAAAACAAGGGGGTCGGCTATTGTGATGATGGCCGATTGACCTACAAGGTAGAAGGGAGACGTTTCTCCGGTGACATGAACACCGCGCTAGGAAACTGCATCATCATGAGTGCGATGGTGTGGGAATACTGCAGGCAAAAAGGAATCAAGGTACGGTTCATCAACAATGGTGATGACTGTGTCGTGTTCATGGCACGTGAGGATGTGGACCACTTCAACGAGGGTCTGGATGCCTGGTTCATTGAACTAGGATTTAGGATGACCGTTGAAGCACCAGTCTATGAGCTGTCAAAGCTCGAGTTCTGCCAAATGCACCCAATTCAGACAGCTGAGGGATGGGTGATGGTACGAAACTTTGAGGTTGCTCGGGAAAAAGATTCCCTAAGCATAATCCCTCTAGATACAGAGAAGGCTTTTCGAAAGTGGCTATACGCCGTAGGAGAATGTGGGCTGGCGCTCACGAGTGGAGTGCCAGTGTTCCAAGAACTGTACAGCATGTACATGAGGAACGGGGTGCCGTCAAACATTGACAAGCATCCCAGCCTGGCCACAGGCGCACGCATGATGGCAAGGGGGCTAGAGTCAAAGAGGGCTCTGGTAGCCCCTATTGCGCGTGTAACATTCTTTGAGGCCTGGGGCGTGACCCCAGATGAACAAGTGGCGCTGGAACAACTCTATGCACAACAGGTCCTCCCCTATGGGGTTAGGGCCGTTGATACATTGCTGGAGATTACCACACTACCACTGTAATGTATGGAAACTTTTGTGGCCCCTACTGGTCCGACGGACAATGGCAAGAGAGCGTCATTCCGACGCTTCCGGCAAAAGATGAGCTGGACGCGACTTGTCGCGTTCATGATGAAGTGTACGCGAGAGGGGGCGATCTGCTCGATGCAGACCGCACATTCTTCCGCAGCAACTTCGGAAAAGGCGTTCTACGGACCGCATTTGCCATCCCCGTCGGAATCCAGTCTGTCCTTCGGGCCAGTGAAATTCTCCCACAGTCCAGAAACAGAGAATCCACCCTGACTACCAATCAGAAAACACAATCACACAACACAAATATGGCCAAACAAATGCGGACCACGAAGAATCGTGGTACTCCGCCAAATCCTACCAAGAGTGCACCACGTGCACAAAAGAAAGAGAGCGGCCTCCTGATGAGTCGATCATTCCCCCCCACATCGATTGGAACCACCATTCGCATGGGCCAGTCCACGGTGCAACGCACCACGGACAGTGCCAGGTTGACGGGGAAAGACTTCGTCGGAACTGTCGAAGGCAACGGCATCGGAGCCTTTGGAATTGGAAAATCCGCGCTACTCAGTCCAGCGTACTTCTCGAGCACGGTCTTAGGCAACTTGGCCCGATCGTTTGAGCGATACCGTTGGAACCGTCTACGCATCCACTATGTCCCCAAGGTGGCCACCACGGCTACCGGGCAGGTGATCCTGTGTAGCAGCAGAAGCGTTTCCGAACCAAATTTGGCTGGAGAGCAGGGAAACTTCCTCCAGCGAGCAATGAGCCAGGGCAATGCGGCGTTCTCACCGCTGTGGACACCAAGCTACATCGACATCGATTGCGATGCGGGTTGGCGACTGGTTGATCCGACTACTACTGTCGACCTCGATGATAACATTCACGAGGAACTCCAGGTCTACACACAGGTGAGTGCCCCCGGGCAGGTCGGGTACCTGTTCGCCGAGTATGATATTTCGTTCAAAGAACCCATCTACCAGCCTCACTCTACTGCAATTCCACTGGCATCCGGTCCAGGGCAGCGAGTGACACTCGGCGACACGGCGAACACTAAGTCCCCATTGGACGCGCTGATTTTGAACCCAACTGGAACGAATTTCAACGCAATTGCCACCAATGGCACCATCTGGCGCGCGGTCTTTGACTTGCAAGCTAGTACGGTGCCAGCTGGCAGTTCGTTCGCAAATGGTTATCTGACTAACATCACATACCGCACAACCACAGTCCTCTCGACTTCCAGCACGCAACTTATGCCATTCCAGGGTGGCACCACGGTCTACTTCGTAAAGAACGATAACTTCGTGGAGGTTTACACAAGTCTGGAGTCAGCCATTGTTGGAAACAGCAGTGGCCAACTGTTCTACAATCTGGCCACCACTGGGTTCGGGATCTATGTCTTTGACATTGCAACCGTGCGCATTGGTGTGGCCTCGCTGCCATCAGTGCAGTAGAACATCCCTCGGTAGGGAAGGTGCCTAAGTGTGGATCACAACCACCACCTCTAAAGCTGAAAGTTGGCATCCTGACGAACTAGGAATGCAGTACAACTGGTCGACAACAATGTCAAACCCCCCCACTGATTTGGATTACATACATTTCATATTAGACAACAACTCCCTAAACTCGCGACTATCCGTCGTGTTGGAGCAGGCTATGGATCTTAGGCCTGCACTGGTACACCAACACAATTCGCAAAGAGATCCACTTACAGTGACCCCCGTCTCGAGCAAGGAAGGAAAACAATACAAACAGTCTTTCATATTACATGTCCAATCATGGGAAAATTCCATTCAATACATATGCATCATACACCTCTCGGTAACTTTAGTCCCGGCCCGAGAGCCAACAACAACACATACACGACACTAAAAATCTCTTCGGAGTGCGGGTGGTGTCGTAGGACAACAAGATTC